TTATTGATTGGTTAGTTAAAGAATTTAAAGACGAGAACGGACTTGATTTGTCTAAAGACCCTATGGCGTTACAAAGACTTCGTGAAGGTGCTGAAAAGGCGAAAATAGAACTATCGTCATCACCATCGACTGAAATTAATCTTCCTTACATTATGCCGGTTGACGGAGTTCCAAAACACTTGGTTAGAACGCTAACAAAGGCTAAATTTGAACAGTTGGTTGATAACCTAATCCAAAGAACCATTAAACCTTGTGAATCGGCATTGAAAAATGCGGGATTGAAACCCTCAGACATCAATGAAATTATTTTAGTTGGTGGGTCAACTCGTATTCCGGCAGTTCAAGAGGCGGTTAAAAAATTCTTCGGAAAAGAACCGTCAAAAGGAGTTAACCCCGATGAAGTTGTTGCCTTAGGAGCGGCAATACAAGGAGGAGTGTTAGCAGGTGATTCAACGGTTAAAGATGTACTTCTATTGGATGTCACACCATTGTCATTAGGTATTGAGACTATGGGTGGAGTCTTTACCAAATTGATTGAATCAAACACAACCATCCCAACCAAAAAATCACAGGTATTCTCAACAGCGGCTGATAATCAACCGTCAGTTGAAATACACGTATTACAGGGGGAAAGACCAATGGCAAAAGACAACAGAACCATAGGTCGTTTTCACCTTGACGGAATCCCACCATCAATGAGAGGGGTCCCGCAAATTGAAGTTACTTTTGACATTGATGCGAATGGTATTATCAATGTGTCAGCATTAGATAAGGCAACTAATAAACAACAATCAATTCGTATTGAATCCTCTTCTGGATTATCAAAAGAAGAAATTGAACGTATGAAAAAAGACGCTGAATTAAATGCAGAACAAGACAGAAAGGTAAAAGAAGAAGCTGATGTTATTAACCAAGCAGATTCTATGATTTTCCAAACTGAAAAATCAATGAAAGACTTGGAAGACAAACTAACTGAGGACGATAAAAATGAAATCACGACAGCTCTTGATTCACTAAAAGAATCACACAAATCAAAAGATGTTGAAAAAATCAAATCGTCAATGGATAAAGTTAACGAGACTTTCCAAAAAATAACTCAAAATTTGTATAATCAAACCACGGAAAATGGTGGACAGGATTATGAAGTTTCCGATGTTGATTTTGAAGAGGTAAAACAAAATTAAAAAAGTTATGAAAAATCCCACGATTGTGGGATTTTTTGTTTATCTTTGTATTATGACTTTTTTGATGCTGTGTTTGATTAATACATTCAGTAGGAGATTTTTCCAATATCACCGAGGAGAAACCGAGTACGTCTCTTTTGTTGGGGAGGTAAAACAACTATTTGTTTGTTTTTTGTATAGTATACCAACGGTTTTGATTATAACATTAATTATAAATTTAATAACATAATATGAAACAAGGAAAATACCAAGTAATTTATGAAGATGATTTAAGTAAGTCAATTTGGACTTATGATACTGAGAAATTTAAAAATGGACCAATTTCAGTTGAGGTATTTGACAAAACTGAAGAACCGGTCAAAAAGAAACGAAAAAAATGAAATCATTATTTTTGGACCACGATGGGGTTATTTGTTTATCAAATAATTGGGGGTCAAGATGGAAAAAACAAAGGGAGGTTAGAAAAAAATTAACCGAGGATGAAAGGTCCTTACCTGTTCATGCCAGATTTGATAATATTGACGGAAAGGCAATTAAAGTTTTAAATGAGATTATTGAAAAAACTAATGCCGAGATTGTGGTGACATCTGATTGGAGAAATTGGTGTACGGTTGATGAAATGGGTGAATACTACGAAAGTCAGGGTATTATAAAAAAACCTATCAGTTTTACAAAATTTATACAGGACTGTGATTATGAAGAAGATTTTCCTTGGTCAAGAGAATGGGATTTAGAACAGACCAGGTCTATTGAAATTAAACAATACCTCAGAGAACATCCTGAGATAACTCATTGGGTCGCGGTTGACGACTTAAATATGGGTAAAAAAATAATGAGTTACGGTATGGAATATGTTCGTGATTGGGCTTTGGATAATTTTGTACTTACCCGTTACAAGAGAGAAGGTATTAAACAATGTGGTGTTAAAGAAAAGATAATCTCCTATCTAAAATAAAAAACCCCCAATTAAGGGGGTTTTTAAAATTTTATTTAAACGGCTTAGTTTTACGATATGTGGCAAAATCAGCCAGAATTAAAACATTATCCATAAGTTCTTCCTCAGTTTTAGACTTCATAATAGAAGACGCCCACGCTTTTTTCATTTTATATAATCCATAGTCTTTATCGTCAATTTCTCTTTTCATTTTTGCAAGTTTAGTCCCGGCATCGTCATCCTCACCTGGTTTATACTCATCCCATTCAGGTTTATAACCTGGATATTCTTGTTCTTGTATTACTCTATTTACAAGTCTAGTCAAATCTGACTCAGTTAATCTTACTATTTTTTTCATTTTTTATAATTTTATAATTTTATAATAATAAATATCACATCAAAAAAAAAAATTATTTTTTTTATTCTTCAGAATCTTCTTCTTTTTTCTTACCTCTACGAGCGGTAAATTTATCAACACTTGCTAAACCTAAAGTTCCAAATGCTAATAACGCAACAGCATCAACTAAATATCTGGCAGGTGCTACATCAACCGATGAAAAACTATTATGGTACATTGTTATACATAATGCAACCGCACATCCCATACCTACAATCCTCTTAGATGATGGGTTTCCCTTTTCGTCGTTGAAAACTCCCTTCAACCACATAAAAGTTTCTTTGATAAAATTTAAAATTGTTTTCATAATTCCTGTTTTTTCATTATCTACCTTGTCCTCTGTAGGCTTTTGGTTTTCGTTCTTTTGGTCCATATTTTCTTTTTGGTTTACCCTCTTTTTTTTTTCCAAAGGTCTCTTTTGAGCCTTGAGCACTTGTTTTAGCCATAATTCTTTACTTTATTTTATTTTTATTTATATTGTTCAATTATAAATATCATAAAAACAAAAAAGGGGACAGTAGCGAACTTCCCCTTTTCCTGTTACCATAACTGATAACGGTCCTAAAAGTCCTCATATAGAGGGTTATTTTTCCTTAATAAGATTTATACATCTTTTAAGATATTCTTTTGCTCTCGGTGATGGTGTATATTCATCATCTTTAGATTGTAGCGCTAATACCCTCTCAATGTCTTTAACCAATTCAGTACCGTGCTCATTTTCTTTATAAAGTTCAATTACTTTATCCATAGCACGATGACATTCACCAGAAGTTTCATCAAAATAATTTTTGTTTCTAAATTTGTTTAAATGATTCATCATTTCATAGGACAAGTGAGACCCACCGTCTGAAACGTCTTTAAACAGTCTTAAATTATTTAAAATACCTATAGTATCAACCATTGAGTTAACTCCACCACCTCTTTTCATAACACTCGGAGTGTAATGTATAAAGTCATCTGCTTTACCGACAATTTCATCCAACGGTATAGTGTTATTACTTAGACACATTGGTTTTCTTTCTTTTGAGTCAATCTCAGTTTCCTCAAGAATTCTTTTTCTAATAATTTCTCTGAGTTTTGATTCGTTTATTTTTTTCATATTGAGATTCTTTTTCTTCAATAAATATACACTCAAATAAAATTATTTCTATTCTATAGTATTTATATGATATTTGGTGACAACCATAAAATTTAATTTTTACAACATGGAAGATGGAGATAGTAAAAAAGACTTGGAGGAAAATTTTCTTGGAAAACGTATATGTAAAGCTACTTATGATGGGGATGTTCTTCAACCCATTTGGGTTCGATATAATACAATACTATCTTATGTCACTAACAGGGAGTTTGTGGAGCGCAAACTTGGTTTTATACTCACTGTCGGGACTTTGTTTTGGGTCTGCTTTATTGTTGAGAAAATTCTCTAAGTTGTAAAATATTTATTATAAAATCAAGATATGTCAAAAAAAATAGAAACTTTAGTTAATAAAATACTTAGTGAGGTTAAAAATCCTCCGATGAAACTTACTGAAGATGTTACAGTTTCTAAAGAATTGAAATATCATTTAGATAATAATCTACCTTTGTGTGAAAATGTGTTTAGAATCTATTCGGATAAATATTTTTCATTAATTAATGAAGTTAGGTGGTTATATGATAATAATAAAATCAGATTAAATGAGGACGATATTTGGATTGTAGAATCTGATTTGGGTAAAAAAGTACTTCTTGAAAATGACCAAGAGGTGTACTTAGATGCTCCGATATATGAGGATGACCTTTGGGAGATAGTTACCGAAGCAAAACATCGTGGTAAAAATGTAAAGTTAAATAGTCCATTTAGAACACCTGGTGGTCCTAAAAAGTTTGCGGTATATGTAAAAACACCTGGTGGTAATATTAAAAAGGTTACATTTGGAGACCCTAATCTTCGTGTTAAAAATGCCAATAAAGGGGCTGCAAAATCTTTTAGAGCCAGACACAAATGTGACCAAAAGAAAGATAGAACCAAAGCAGGGTATTGGTCATGTAATGTCTCAAGATACCGTAAGAAATTAGGTTTAAAATCATCAAGAAGTTGGTAAT